TTAATATTTGCGGCAGTGCCACCATTGGGCATGGTAGGATTGACAGCAGTTTGACGTACTAGCTGCCTAACAACCCCGTCAATAAACTCAGTGCCAGGCCTACGCTTAACGCCACCTTGAGGTACGATAACTACGTTCTCAGCCTTCTGTGCGCCCTTGTAGTATTGATCAAGATCGGTGCGGCCTAGTAGTAATGGGGAAAGCTCTCCACTGGCAAAGCTGGACTGCTTGTATTGCGACTTAGGCATTAGAACCTCACGTTAATAAATGGTCGATCCTGAATAGAGGTTTGCGGGTGCTGCTGGGCATCAGTGAACCGAGCCATACGGCTTGTCACAATATACTGCTGAGCAAGCAACTTCATGGAAGTAGCACTGTCTCGAATAGATGGGGCAAAGTCCATAGCCAAGGCATATTCAATCATTTTAGCAAAGTATGCGGGCCACTCTGACTCAGGAACATTAGCAATGTAATCGCAGTATAATTCGCCAGAAGTATTGCAGTAAACTTTGTCACCCAGAATCTGATAGTCAACACCTGGATCAAGTTTGATTAGTGCTAGCATATCGGTTGGTAACTGATAGATAGATTGCCACTCGCTTCCCACAGGCTTTTGAGTGGTCAAAGAAAGTTGCGCTTGTTTTCGGGCAAAGCCCCAGCGGAACTTAGATAATTCGTTTTGTACAATGGTGTCGTATAAGTTGTTAGCAACAGTCTCTGCACGAGAGTTGCCCGACAAAGATGTTACAGGCAAGTCACCAATTAAAATTAAAGCATTAGAAATTAGCTGTATCTTGCTTGCCATAATAAACCTATATTATCTTGTATAGAAAGGGGCCACCGAAGCAGCCCCATCCAGTCTTACATTAAGCAGTCTGAGTGTACTGAACTTTAACAATACCATCAGTGTCGCGAGCAACAGCGCCAGCCTTCAGCATACCGTTACACAACCAAGAGGTACGATCAGCGATCCAGTCAATGCTAGTCTTCATGTCGATGCCAATAGCCAGGCCAACAGAAGGACGAGCAAAGAAGTAGGAATCAACTACGTCAGAAGCAACAGTCAATCCACCCTCAACACGATCTTCAAGGATAACAAACTTGAAGCCAGCCAAAGTGTCGATGTCACCGTTTACCAGAGCCTTAACATTCTGGTAGTCAGCAGAAGTAGCCTTCTCGTCATTGAGCATACCGCCAAGACCCAGAGCGTTTACAGCAGCAAACAGCTCAGAGTTGGGTACACCTTTCTGGCGAAGAGATACCTGAGCTTCGATTACTTTTTCCAAGTTCAGGTTAGAAGCGGTTCCGCCTACGTCAGTACCGACAGTAGCAGCATAAGCGCCTGCATTGTCCATAGCGTCGATAACGAGCTGATCACAGCGACGACCAAGAGCATTTGCGATAGTGCTTGCAAGTTCTTGCTTCTCGTCAAAGTTTACGTCCTGCTGGTCAAAGATGTCAGTGTACTCAGGAGCATTCCAGTTAGCCAGAGTTGCAGTCTTGAACTCATGGCTTACGTTCATTGGCGCTACTTCAGCAGAGGTGGCCTTCTGATTAGCCAGACCTTTGCCCATCTTACGGAACTTGTAAGTGTCACCAACAACATTGTTACGAAGTGTAACAGCAGACTTCAGCAGACCAGTACCCCGGTATGCGTGTTTTACCATACTGTCAAACTCTGTGACAGCTACGGATGATAATACGTTACTCATAATGATTTCCTCGAAAAAGAGTAATAAAAAATATAAAAGTTTTTCAAGGTTTTTGCTGAGTACCCAGTAAATTGGTCAGCTTCAACCTAAATTTACCGGGCCTTGTAGAGAAAGGGGTATCCAGTGTGTCGATTATACACCTTTTACCCCTTGTAAATCAACCGAAAGTGCGGATGTTAGGCTTGTCTCCGCCAAATTCCTTCATCATTTTTTGGATTTTACGCTCATGGTTTACATCAATACTGCGGAGCAACTGACCATCATCAGCAGTCTTGAACATCTCTGCTTCAATGTCAGACCATGTAAGACCAGTAGGATGCTCTCCACCATCAATGGGTAGCTTGGCTGGGGCAGTAGCCTTGACCATGTACTCTATTAGCTGAATTGACTTAGCGTCAGTAACCAGGTCACGAATCTCATCATAGGTCTCACTATCTAAATTGTTTCTCAGGAATCCCTCGACGTTCTTAATTCGCTCAGACGCGTTCGGCCCTAACTGAGCAATCTCTTGCTCTTGGTTGACAGCCTCGACTGCTTCACCCTGGGCAGACAACAATTCCCACGCTTCACCAAAGGCTTCTTGGCTCATGTTGGTTTTTGTAGCAAACTCAGTTAGCTCTTGCAGTAAAGCATCATCAGCTTCAATTCCTTCTGGGCCTTGATAGCCATCTTTTGGTGCGCCAGTAAAACCACCAAACTTCTTCTCTAGTTCAGTGTAGGCTTTGGCTTGTTCAGCGACAGACTTATACTTGTCGCCTTTGTACCATTCGGGCATATCGCCTGTACCCTTGATACCATCGGATAGAAAGTATTCTCCTTCACCAAGTTCGGGAGTGCTTGCATCCAGCAGGGTGTCGCTTGTTGTTTCTTCTATTGCGGCCTGTTCTTCTAACATAATTAATCCTTACAGTATTTTAGCTTGTTGCATTTGGTTGATAATAAATTTAATAACACCCGACTCACCGTTATGGTAAGCAGCCTCGTAATCAACATTTGAGGCACTAAAGGGAGTATCATTGTTAAAGATAAAACGCTGCGTCATATCTTCGAGCACGCGCTTCCCGATGTCACCTGAGAAGCACTGACTGTACGCCCTAGCCAATTCAGCAGCGGCTCTTCTTTTCTCTGCATTAGCCACCTTTGCCTGTTCTGCATCAGTGGTAGCTTGATTTATATTGTCCCAACTCATAGAGCAGTTTGACCTTGATCAACAGGTGGAGTCCCTTGAGTCTCCATACCTTGCTGCGCCGCTTGTGCGCCAGCCATAATGACTTGTTGTTTCTCAGCATCACTACGAACCAGCTCGGCGGGAACGCCAGCTTTACCGGCAACCCATGTACCAAAGTCCTCTAGCTTAAATCCAATCTTGGCTTGATCTGGGCCAGCAGTCTGCAATACAAACTGTACGGCTTGCTGTACGTTTATAATGTCCTCACCGTCCTGCGCTCTAGCCAATGGGGATGTAAACTTAATAGCGACCTGGCGACCATCTAGTTCGATTGGCGTAATGATACCACGACGAGTCAGGATAGAAGCAACTCGCTTGATGATTGGGATCAATACTTCGGTCTGTAATCTGCCGAAGGCAGAGCCGATGCGTTTTGCCAGTTCACGCGACTCGATGGCAACCTCAGTGGCGGATCGCACAGCACCAGTAGGATCACGAAGATCGTTGAATAGTGCTTTCTTGATGGCCATTTGCATTTCATTAATTTGGAACTGAGCTAACTGTAAGTTTGATCCTGTGTCTAATCGCTGTATCGATGGGTTAGAAGAGTTATTAGAACCAACTGGAATAACAATGCCTGGGCTTATACTCAAGTTGTAGGGGTTAGTCACGCCATCATCAGTTGCCGTATACATACCCGCCAGGTCAATAGCGGCTTTTTGGAGCACAAACTCCTTGGCCTTGTTGAGTGATCGCACATCAGGGAGAGCCTGCAGTGCTGGGCCACGACCCCTGATCTCACCAGCTACCTTACTATAACGACCTGTTACCCAAGGACTAGAAGAGCCAAAGTCTTGCGTCCAGCTAACATGGTTTTCCTTTGATACCCATACGCATCCATAGTAGGTCTTGGTTTTGGGCATATAGACTACACCTTCGCTAACATCTATGTCAGCATCAGGACTTTTTTCTATGACGTTCTTGATGTTTTCGGAGGGCTTAAAACCTTTCCATGTACGCTCAAGGTTACGAGCCTTTACCTTAAACCTGCGCCAATGCGTCTCAATATTTCCATGGGGGCCTTCCTCAAAGGCTATACCCTTCTGTGGGATAGCATTGAAGATGATAGGGATCTCGTCGTTCTCATCCTCATCAATACGTAATGTACCTGTACCAATCAATAGGTCTAGGGCGTGCTCATAGAACTGAGTAGCAAAGTTAGATCGGTTGATGTAATCAAAGATTGTCTCTGCTTGCTGCTCTAGGTTGGCCTGAATGTCCTCTAGTGAGACATCAAAGTTACCCTGCTCCAGAGTCCTTACTACTTTCTCAGAAGGCTCAAAAGTGGCCCACCGAGTCCAGATAGGGGCAATGTTTTCCTGCAGCTTACTGGCACCCTGCTGTATAGCTTCGAGAGCAGTAGAGTCAAAGATGCGATCCATCTTCTGCTGGCCAGTGGTGTTGTCGTCAAACAGGTTTCGGTTAGGCAGAAAGTATTCATAGGCATCATCTAGTGTGCTGTGCCACATAGAGGCCTTCTTAAAGGCCGCAGCTTCCCTTCTTTTTAAGTCCGTTAGTGAACCAAGCTCTTTAGGCAATTCCATTACAAAAATCTCCCAATTAATGCGCCTTTCATTATTTTTTCAAGCCGACCTGATTTATATTGCCTTCCTGGAGTAACTGTCTGTACCTCAGGGGCTTTAGCCGCCGCCATAGGAGTACCAAGTAAAGACTTTTTGCCAATCTTTCTCTGAGCAATGCTTTTTAATCTGCGCTCACTTGCAGCTTTTTCTTCTTGTAGCTCTACACGTTGCCGTCTTTCTAGGGCCTTCTGCTCTGCTGTTGGTTCTGGCGCTCTTGCACTGCCACCCATAGTTCACCTCATATATCTGTATAGTTGGTATGGAGTCCATATAAAGGGCTTGTTGATGCCCAAAAACTGCTTAGTATGTCCAACACAGGTGTTGAGCATGAATAGCGGCTTGAGACTTGTTTCCTTCATATAACTCATGGTTATATCTGTCGGCCCAATTATATCATTTATAGCGTCCACATTATAGATGCTAACCCTGTCAACATCTTTTTCGTACACAATAAACTTGCCTTTGGACGGTTCAATGACAAAACAATGTCGTATTTTTGTATGCAGGAACCTAGACCACCATCGGCCTGTATCTCCCTTGAACACTACATAGACCTCAGAAGACACTAAAGTTTACCTTTGCTGTATGGGGTTTCGCGAAGTTGCCCTCTCGACGTAGAGCAGAACGACCTTCACCCTCACCTTGTAGACCGTACTCAAGAGCTTCTACTGGGTGCGAGTATTCATTCTTGTCTGGCTGGTCACTGTAGCGCTCACCTGACGTTTGAACACGACGATAACAGAAGCCACCCTGTAACCCCTTACGTATCATGGAGGCCTTGGGCAGCACTAGGAAGCGGGGCTTACCATCCATACACATCTCTTTCATGGGCACTTCCAAAGCGGCTCTGCGCTTCAGGGGATCATTAGAGTCTGTGGGTTGACAGGGTATGCCAGCGGCACGCATGATCTGGAATGGGGTATCACTGTTAGATTGGTTCTTGTTGTCACCAGAGGGATCGCCCCACCCCTTAAACTTGTGCCCAGGATAAGTCTCTTCAATATAGCGCTTTAGGGTAGGCGCAAAGTCTACAGCACCAGAGTCGGTCAGAACCATCTCATCAAAGCATATCCAGCGGCCTATAGAAGTACGCTGAAGAAAGGCACAAGCTGGTGTACGGCCAAAGTCAAAGCCCAGAATGATAGGACTATCCGTAGATGGCTTGAAGTCCATATGGGATGAGTGAACGGAGTCAGTATACATTGGGTGAACCGGCTTACCGTTAGACACAAAGCCGTACTCATTAGCAAGGTTAACTTTAATCCAATC